TGCAGGTGTCACCTGCTGGGTTTATCCACGAAATTTCGCGGCGTTCTGGCTTTGCGGGAGAATAGGAACCCGACTGAATAAGGCTTGCAACACTTAATTCCATGATTATTCCTTAGGATTAAGTTAGTTAAGATGAAAAAGTAAAAAGCCCACGGTTAGGTGGGCTTTTTATGTTGGTTTAAGAGGTTGACTACGGAGTAACAGCGGCTGGCACTAAGTCTGGATCGCCTGATACTTGAATACCAATGGTGCTTTTAACTACATCGTTTTGACCAAAGGTAAACGGGTAAGCAGTCATAAATCCACGAAATGCAATCCAAGTACGTTTAGTTGGTAAAACAAGTGAAGGAATAGCTTTAACAATAGCGCCTGAACCTTCTGCACTCGTTAAAATAACTGTTGGACTTGATGTGTAACCACTACCTTCATCTGTAATTTCAAAACCTGTCACTTTTCCATTAGCTACAGTTGCAGTTGCAGCAGCACCAGAACCACCGCCACCAACAAAAGATACTGTTGGTGCAGTTGTATATCCTGAACCACCGTTTTCGATCAACATTGTGCCGATGCCTTGATCTGCAATAACTGTAGGTGCTGTATTGAGACCATCAGAGAAACCAATAGCCCATTGCAGGGTAGTTCCTGCTGTTTTTAAACGATGTAAACGTAAATGGCTTGGGATGCGTGGGTCTACGTTAATACCAAATGTTGCGGCACCAGGCGATTTCAGCCCGGCCTCAAACTCACGAGCCATGGCTTCTAATGGTGTAACGTCGATAGGTTCGACTGGGCTGTCGATACCTTCAATGGAGGTCACCGCGATGACACCTAAAATGGAATCATCTGCCGGATCTAGTGCATAGAGCTGGGTGCCCTGCGTTTTCATACTCATGTTGTTGCTCCTAACAATAGCCTTGCGGCAGATACAAAAAAGCCCCTGCAGGTGCAGAGGCTTTTGGTTTTAAGTTGCGGAATTTTTTGATAGAGACTGGCTAACGAGTAACTAGCCAATCAATATCAAAGCTGTGGCGGTAATTGCCGGTTTCTTTATCCCGGTCATCACCGTTGTAATTGGTGGTGTATGCATCCAGTTCGATGGCGTGGCGAATAGCATCACCCACTGCTGAGGCTGTAGCACCTGAGTCGGCGTATACATCCACCTGCAGGGTAAATGCATCGGTATCTGGTCTGCCGGCTAAATAGTTTTCAGGGCTACCGCCGATCACTTGCCAAACGGCATAGGGCTTTGGCTCGTTTTGTTGTGCTTGCCCAAACGGATAAAGCCTTACTGGGTTAGTGCCAAGTAGCGCGGTTACCTCTGGACTATTGCGGCAAACCACAAAAATAGGCGCGGTGCTCATGAAAGTGCCTTATCGAGTTCTTTATCAAATTCAAAGGTAAAGCTGTTTATCACTTGGTTGATATTGTTAGCCAATGCTGGGCGCATAAAGGGCTGGGCTTGGGCGCGTTCGGTACCGAACTCCACTAAATGCCAGTGTGGTGTATTTCCGCGAGCGCCTTCGTCGGCATTGGGTGTTGGGATCCGGCCGCGATTGGTGGCTACACCAACGCGATACATGATCACCCCATCACGCTGAAATAGTCGGCTAGCAAACTGCAGGGTGATATTGTCGCGGATCCGTCGTCCTGTTTTTGGGTCATCCACTGCCAAGGCGTTTTGTTGCGCCGCTTTTTTTACAATACCCGCGGCTTTGCGTAGCGCTGCTCTGGTGCCTGTATCAAGCACGGTTTGGCTAACCTTATTCATTTTTGCTTTGACTTCTTTTAAGCCAATAATGCTGAAATCTGAGGTTGCCATGGTTAACCTACTTTGTTTTGGCTGTTTAAGTACTCAACTGTGACGTGGCCGTAACACGTTTTGCAGATCACTTTCTTTTTATGTTTATGGACTTTAAGTGGCTGCGGACAAAACACTACCTTGCCCTTTTGGGTATCGGCATAAATGCAGTGATCTAGTTTTTTACCGTTTAAAAACACCTCAACAGGCTTACCTATTTCACTGGTATTTCCAATGGTGAAAATGTGAGGTGTATTCATGGTTAACCTACTAAAACGTCTTTTGTTTCTGATACCGGGATGATTATCCGTTGATGGCCTGATTGGCTATCGGGTAAAGCGCCTTCCGGTTTATAAACCTTGCCTGCGTGGCGAATGCGAAACTCGCTTGGGAATTCTGGTCTAAAGTGGATTTCAAACTTGCCTGAAATTTGCGACTGTGCCGCGGATGCGGCAATAAATTCTTTCACTGAAAGCGGCTCAAATCCTGCCATAGTTTGAAATGCTAACGTCCACTGATCTTGCATTTCGCCTGTGAGTGGGTCTTGCTGCTTTTGCGATGTAAAAACATCAATTCGATGACGTAGCTTGCCGCTTGCCATAGCTTATCCTATTGCCAAGTCTCTAAATTCGAATATCAGGCTTTCAAATGCAGCTGGAACTTCAACCATTTGCACAGTTGATACGGCCTCACGGTTAGTAAACCAATGCGACAATAGCAATAACCCTGCATGAGTTAAGTCTTGGCTTTCTTCTATGATGATTGCTTTTGGTGGCTTTGGATCTGCCGCTTCATATTCGGCTGCAGTATCAAAAAAGGTACAGTTCAAACGGCGGCGAATGTGCGCCTCAACTGCGGCCATTAGTTGTTGTAAATATGGGTCGTGATACGTTTCTGACTCGAGCAGGTTAACTTGCCGCCGAGCAGCTTCAATGGTGATCAGCGGCATGTCGCTTACTCCTGTTTGCCTTCGGCTTGTTCTGCCGTGGCTTCATAAGGTTCTGCAACCTTAATCTTGATGAGTTTTTCTGCTGTTTCTGCGTCAAACCCTGCTACATCTTCAGGTGAATAACGGGTCCATGGTTTGGTGAAAACAACGACGACTTTTCCAGATTCAGTCGATGCTTCTTTTTTTACAGGTGGCTTTGCCATTGCAATTTCCTCAAAAAAATGGGGCAAACGCCCCATTTTGTTTAGTTACTTATCAGTTAACTGATTACTAAGCGCTCATTACCAAGTAACGCCAGTACCTAATACAAGGCCTTCGTTATGGCGGAAGCCGATATCGTGCTCGGTAACCACGCGGATTAACGATTGGTTGCGACTAAACGCAGAAACCAATTGTCCTTGATCATCCTTGTAGGTTGCTTCGCGGCTAAAGTCGATTGCGAAACTGCCGCTTTCACCGATGAGCACATCGTTAAAGTCAGCAAAGTAGATTTCAGTTTCGTTGGTGCCGGTACCAAGGTTTGATGGAATGGTGTTGGTATGCTGAATAGGGAAGCCTTTCAGCAAGCCAGAGGACATTTCTGGATAAACCTTGTTGCCATTGCCATCACGCAGGCCGAACAGCTTCATATAGGTGCGTGGTGATAAACCCCAACCAGGGGAAATCATTAGCGAGTTTGACTGCATCAATTGCAGGATCAGGTTATCGAGGTAGGCATCGATAGTGGCGAGATCTGCCGTTCCAGACCATGGAACTGTGCGGCCTGCATCCGTGGCGGTCTTTTTAAAGCCTTTTGGTGTTGATGATGAACCATCATCACGTAAAAACGCTTTATCTTCACGTACCGCCATTGATGCCAGCATATCTTGCAGTACTAAGTTTTCGACGTTACGACCAGCATGACCAATCAATTGGTTAGAAATCGGCACCAAGGTGATCATGGTTTTGGCTGACAATTTAACATCGTCCAGTGATGCATTTGATGCTAAAACATCTGTGCCTTCACCAACGTAGGATGAAGTGGAACCACCACTCATACGTGGCAATGACATATTGCCGTTTGGCAATGGCATTGAACGCGCACCTAAGCGACGCACAATGGTACGATTACGCAGTAGCTCAATAACTTCCATCGCGGTATTTTGTGGCACTAATGCGCCACCAGAACCCGCTGAGGTTTCAATGGCTAAAGCCACATCACCATCGCCGATGGTGTCGTTAGCAAAACGCGCCGCGCCTTCTAAATCGCCTTTTGAGGCAGCAATAGACATTGCTAAACGTGCAAATGTCGCGCCTTGATACTGCTCAGCTTCTTTTTTAGTGTGAACCGCAGCAGAACCATTTTTACTCACTGGTTTTGCATGGGTTGCATTCATGCGCTCTGCGGCCTCTAAG